AAACCCTGTTGTCCACGCTGACACAGGTTGAGGATTACGCAGACTTTCTTGTGGGCAGGTATGGGGAACCGGATTACCGGTTTGCAAGGCTGTCTGTGGATATGGCCAATCTGAACAGCTCTCAGAAGGCTGCAATGTTTGGGCTGGACATGGGCTCTGTGATTCAGGTGAAGTTCACTCCTAACGGTATTGCGCCAGCCATTGAGCGTTATGGCCTTGTGATTGCAATCAGTCATCAGATCTCTGCTGAAGACCACATCATCACTGTGGGTGTGGGTTCGTTGCAGACTTCACTGTTCGTCATTGGTGACTCGGTGTTCGGTACAATAGGTGTGGGCGCTCCGGGCGTTCTTGGTTTCTAGGAGGCGTTGTGGCTGGTGCAGGGTTCAAGCTATTCGCTGATGGGAATGTGCTTCTCGCTTCGGAAGTCAACACTTTCATGATGGAGCAGCAGATTATGGTGTTCGATGATGCTACTGCTCGGGATGCTGCGATCACATCGCCAAGCGAGGGGATGTTTGCGTTTACAAAGTCGGATGACCAGCTTCGTTTCTTTGATGGTTCTATTTGGAGGATTTTCTAATGCCAGCAGGCGGTTTCAAAACATTTATTGCCGGTGAGGTCTTAGATCAGGCTGACATCAACGATTATCTGATGCAGGGGATGCTCGTGTTTTCTGGGACTGCTGCGCGTGGTTCAGCGATTACAGCTCCGGTGGAAGGTCAGTTCAGTTACCTTTCCGATAGCAACAGCGTGCAATTCTATTCTGGAACGCAGTGGACTGCGTTTGCTGGTCAGTCGGCTCCGGCTGTGGTTTCTGCAACGACTGGTTCACCTACTTTGGGGACTGTGGTTTCTGGTGGGGATACTTTCGACATCTATTCGTTCACTGGTGACGGGTCTATTACTTTCAGTGATGCCGGTTTGGTTGATGTTTTGGTGTTGGGTGGTGGTGGTGGTGGCGGTAGCGTTGGGGCTACTGAGGGCGGTGGTGGCGGCGGTGCCGGTGGTATTGTTCGCCAACAGTCGTTTTTTGTAAATGCTGGGACTGTCACTGTTGATGTTGGTGCTGGTGGTGCCGGTGATGGTTTTGGTTTTGCTAGTTCGTTTGGCTCTCTTGCAGTGCCGGCAGGTGCTCGCGGTGGAGATGGGGGCTCCCCAACGCATGCCGGTGCTTCTGGTGGAGGTGCCGGAAACAGTAGCAACAGTAACGAATCTGGCGGCATAACTATTTTGGCGGCGCAGGGTAATAACGGCGGTAATTCCGCAGGGTCAAGCACACTGGCAAATAGGGCCGGCGGTGGTGGCGGTGGTGCTGGTGCTGTGGGCGCTAACGCAACATCATCTAACGGTGGTGCCGGTGGTGCTGGTATATCGTCAGATATTACAGGGACAAGCGTTATTTATGCTGCTGGCGGTGGCGGTGGAGGTAGAAGCACTGGTGGTGCTGGGGGTTCGTCTGGTGTTGGCGGTGCCGGTGGTGCGAATGATGTGGGTGGTAACGCTACGGCTAGCCGAGGCTCTGGTGGTGGTGGTGGGGGAAACTCTGGTTCGAGTAGAGCCGGTGGCCTGGGTTCTGACGGTGTTGTGATCGTGAGGGTAAAAATCTGATGGCTCATTACGCTTATGTCGTTGACGGTGTGGTTCAGAAGGTTCATGTCCTAGCAAACCCTGTCCTACTTGATGAGGATGGTGTTGAGCAGGAAGCGCTCGGGCAAGCGTTCCTCGCAGATTTGCATGGGTACAACCCTGACGAGTTGATTCAATGTTCGTATAACGCAAACTTTCGGGGTGTCTATCCTGGGGTTGGTTATGGTTATGACTCTGTGGCTGATGTGTTTGTTGCTCCCGAGGTGTCTGATGAGGCTAGCTAAGCCCTGGCCTGACGGGTTCACTGTCAATCCCAACGGTAAGTATGGGATGCGCAGGCACCCGATTACTGGCAGGCAGACTAAACATCGTGGTCTTGATGTTGCAGGGACTTTCCCAGTGACTTCCGCTGCACCAGGGGTTGTCGCTCATGTCGGGTTTTCGCGCACTGGTGGCGGTCACACTGTGCTCATTGATCATGGGGAAGTTCACACTGCTTACTATCATGGGGCGCACAAGACTGGGCTTCGTGTTGGTGAACGGGTGGAGGCTGGGACTTTCATTTACACTTCGGGGACTACTGGGGCGAGCACTGGGGTTCATCTTCATTTTGAGGTGAGGCGTGGGCCTCGGGGAGCATGGGGTTCCGATGTGGATCCCACACCGTACCTGAATGGAAACTCCGCAGCATCAACATTGAAAGTGTCGGGGCGTGAAGATCGCGCAACCTGGAAGCAATGGCAGACATGGTTGCAGGAGCAGAAGTTCTATCAGGGTCGCGTGGATGGTGTGGCCGGCCCCATGACCTATAAGGCTATTCAGGCTTGGGTGGGGACTCCCCAAACCGGCAAACTTGACTTACCAACCAGGAAGGCTGTCCAGGCGCGTATCGGTGTGACAGCTGACGGTGTGTGGGGGCGTGGCACTTGGTCTACGATTCAACGCAAACTGAATGAGGGCTCACTGTGACCGAGGAGCACCCTGAAACTGCTGGCGTGAAAGTGTCTATGAGGGATATTTATTTAGAGGTTCAACGGCAGGGCAGGCTGTTGGAGAAAATTGCAAACTCACTCCCTGACAGTGAAGCGAAGATTGACGATCATGAGATGCGGATTCGCAAACTAGAGCAACGAATGTGGCAGGTAATCGGGGTCTTCGGGTTCTTGGCCGCAATCATCAGTCCGATGGTGGCGATCCTCACATGAGCAATAACTGGAAGATTCGGCGCAGATATATTTTCGCAGCCTTCACTCTCGGTGTGGGAATGATTGTGTCAGCGGTGCTCGCGGTGTGGGCTGACCGTATGGGGGCCGGTGACCTGGTGACGGGTGGGGTTGCGTTGATAAGTTTGATTCTGACCTCATACATTTTTGGGGCAGCTTGGGAAGACATACAGAAGGAGAAGAATAGTGATGGTTAAGTGGAAGAAGTATTGGGCGTTCGCAACAGAAAGAGCAGTCAAAACTTGCGCACAGGTGGCACTCGCTGCAATGGTGGCCGGTGCCGGCATCCTTGATGTGGACTGGTTGCAGATCGCTTCAGTGTCCCTGCTCGCTGGGATTATGTCCCTGCTCACCTCGGTTCTCACATACGATAAGGATGCCTAATCACGACCTTTGGGTCGTAGTGTGCAACTATTCGATCAACACTCTGAAAGTAAGGAATAATCATGGAGCGTGACATTGTGGATGGTTTCGCTGTGCCGGTAGATCCGATGGATTTGCTCCAATGTGATTCTTGCCAGTGATACACTGAGCTCAAGGCCATGTGCCTCTCTCAAGTGAAACCCCTCAGACTCCACCTCTGGGGGGTTTCCTTATTCTCCCAGCCAGGCGTAGATGGTTCGCCTGGTGACACCGGCTTTCTTGGCAAGCTGTTTGATGTTGGTGCCTGCTTCATAGTCTTCTCGGACACGCTCGCGCAGACTGTTGGTGACTTTGGCTAGGCGTTCCAGCTGCCATTCGCGTAGGTCAGCGAGCTGTGGCAGGGTCATGTCTTGGAGATCGTAGCTTGATGGATGCATCATGGCCACAACTATACACGCCGGTAAGATTCAGTCTTGCTTTTCTTGTGTGTGGCGCTATACACTCTGATTGTCCAATAGAAAGGGTGGAAACAATGGGCGTATATAAGCAGATTGATGTGGCCTTCCAAGAGGCCATGATTACCGCTGTGAACGGGGCTGACAAGGAGCTTGCTGACACTGTGGCCTGGTATAGGGAGCATGCAGCTAAGCTCCCACCGGAGTTGATGCGAGCAATCCTGACTGATGAGGCTTTCTTTCAGAAGGCGCTCACTGTGTGGGATAACGACCTGCTGACTCCTAAGCCTGCTAGTGAGCATGTTGCTTTGCAAGGGTTGCGCGCAGATCTACGCAAACCTAAGTCAAACCGGCTGTGTGTCATCGGCTGGTCGCTTATCCTGCTGGCTTTGGTAGCTGGTGTCACTGTGATTGTGGTGGCACTGTGAAGGCAGGGTGGGGTCTCATTGTCATGGGTGTTCTCCTGGCGGTTTGGCTGCAACATGCTGATGCTGTGATTGCTGGCATCGGTTTGGTTGCGTTAGGTGCATGGATTTTGAGTGTAAAGGAGCCAGTTCGATGATGGATGTTCGCTGGGATGGGCGTGAAGTTGTGGTGCGCCTTAGAGATGATGTGTGGTCAATGTTGGAGCCTGGCACATTGTGTCTGACCAGGAAGCAAGCGCAGACTCTTTTTCTGCACCTGGGGGAGCTCTCTAGGGTTCCTGACTTTGAGCAGGAGCCTGAAGATGGCTAAGCGATCACTGGGTGAGCTCAACGATGACCAGAGGCGCGTGCTACAGGTGTGGGCTGAAACTATGGCTGTCTGTGAGACAGAGATGGTGAACATGTTGAACAGTGTTGACAATCACAAACCTGTTTCACCTTGGATGCATCTAGACAGCCTGGCAAGGATGGTTCATGACTGTCCTGACTGCTAACGCTCTGAAGGCAGAGTGCCAGCCCAAACCCCGTAACGCTCATTGCTTTCACTGGCGTACATGAAACACTCATCCTTGATAGGGCAACCATTACACAGCTTCTTGGCTAGCGTGATGGCGTATTCCCTGGTTCCCTTGTCTGGGAAGTCTTCGGGAAAGAACACTTCAGGACAGTCCATGCAAGGTGTGGTGCCTACGCGATCCACAGCGGCCATCAGGTTTGAGTAGGGTCTGTGTGGGTGGTCCTTCATATACTCAGAGTAATGGAAAGGTGGACAGTGTGGATGATATTGATTTGACGGTGGACCGGTTAGCTGCGCTGATGTATCAGGAGTGGACAGACAGCCAGGCTGATTCTGACGGGGCTTGGAGAAAGTCTCATGAGGCTTTGAAGCTTGCTAAGCAGTCCGCTGGTGAGGAGCTTATTGCTGAAGCGTATGAGCTTGCCAAGAGGCGCTGGGTGGGGTGGCATAAGTAATGCTCAACCCTGAGCAGTTCATTGCTTCTAAAGCGCTGTTTCCTTCAGACTGGGTTAGGGCTCGCAAAGAGGGTGTGACGGCCACACAGGTTTCTAGGGCTGCCACACCTGCTGGTTTTGAGCAGGCTGTCAATCAGTTCTGGGAGGAGTTTCAGGAGCCTGACAACCCTTACATGGCTTTTGGTAGGGATATGGAGCCTGTGCTGGCCAAGTTCGTGCATGAACGGTTTGGGATTCTGCCTAATGAGTGGCTTATTGCTAACGCGGACACTGTGTGGCACCTGGCCACGCCTGACGGACTTTCCCTAGATCATGAGTTCTGTTCTGAGATCAAGACAACCGGACAGGACTGGGAAGACAAGGCCATTCCCATTCAGTACCGCAGGCAGGTGCAATGGCAGTTACATGTAACAGGTGCGAGCGCTTGCCTGTTTGCGTGGATGCTGCGCATTGATGTGGATGGTGTGTTTGCTCCGGCATGGTTTGAGCCTAAGAGCTTGTGGATTGAGCGTGATGAGGACATGATTAGTTCATTGGTTGATACAGCTGACAAGCTGTGGGAGAGGATTCATTATGGATAAGAAGGACCAAGCGGTTTTGAACATTGCAACAAAGTATGTGCAGGATCTACGCGAAACTCAGCGACCTGAGCTGTGGCGAGACTTTTGGCAACTTGAGGCAAAGATTTTGGAACAGAAGAGAGGGAAGTAATGGATGTGAAAGCTGATGTGACAATCCTGGTGACGGCGGTGGATGAGGAGCTCTACACGCGCCTGCTGGTTAGGGCGAACAGTATGGGTGTGAGTGTGTCTGATGTGGCGATGCTTGCTTTGGCGGCGTACATGGAGGACAAGTGATGGCTAGGTTCTCGCTTGACGATTATGAGACCGTTGAGGAGCGCATCAAACGCTTCTATAAGGACTGGCCTGATGGTCGCATCCTGACAGAGAATGAGACGATCCCTGAGTATAGGTCTGAGAAGATTTGGGTGGTTCGCGCAATGGTCTTTCTAAATGGGGAAGACCTTGAGCGCAACTGTCCTAAAGCCTCGGGTCTCGCGTATGAGGTGGACAGTGTTTCTGGGCCTCAGCAAAGCTCGGCGCTAGAGGTGTGCGAGACCTCGGCCATCGGCAGATCGCTTGCCAATGCAGGCTACTCAGGCAATAAGCGAGCATCCAGGGAAGAGATGCAGAAAGTGCAGCGCTTTGAGGACCGCAAAGTCTCTAGGGACTGGCTTGCAGAAGCTGAATCACTGAAGGATGTGGACCAGTTGCGCTTATTATGGGCTGAAGCATCGAAAGCAGGTGCTGCACCGGACATCCTGGAGAAGGTCAAAGCTTATGCCTCAGCACTTAGCGCTCCTGGCCTCGGTGAGGGAGCTGACACAGGCGTATCTGGAGGCGCAAAGAGCAAACGATCTAGTCCTAAGTGAACTGTTTAGGATTGAGCTATGCAGAAGGTTGGTGAGTGTTTGTGATGCCATCGCAGATAGCGAAGGATCTACTTGAGCTGACTCAGAGTAATCGTAAAGGGGTGGAGGCGTTATATGAAGCTGAGATTGATTTGGCTAGAGCTGAATCTGATTTGGACAAAGAAGAAGCTACAGCGTTTATACAGGCTGCAGGCTCGGTTGCTGAACGGCAGGCGATTGCGAAGCTTGCGTGCTCGGAGCTCCGCTTTGAGAGAGATGTGGCTAAGGCTAAAGTGAACCGCATTAGGGTGAAGATGCGATCTATAGAGTCCGAGCTGATGGCCATTGCTACTGCTGCCAAGGTGATGCAGGCGGAGATGAAACTATGACCAGGGTGTGGTCTGACCGTTGTGATGATTGTGGTGGGGGTTGGTTCCCTGATGGTTGTCGGTGTAAGGAGGAGTCGTGAGCCTGCTTCTTGAGGATGATGGTGAGCTGTCGGAGGAAGAGCTGCGCGCCTGGTTAGATTCCCTGGATTCTTCTGAGGACATTGACGAGCAGGGTTAGGCTCCCGTTTCATCAGGTTATACACTCCAGAAACATCACCCTTTGTCGGCGTACTCAGTCACATTCGTGTTTGTCGGCGTAAGCATGCATTTCTGACTGTTTGTAAGATTCACACCTGCCCAGATGTCTAGTTCGGTTCCGCTGTTATGTGTGAGCGCACATTATTTGCACATTTTGAGGCGCTTCAGGGTCGCTAATCGCTACTTTCTGCAAGCTCGCGCACATCACTTAGCTGGTGGACTTGCGGAGAATCGAACTCCGGTCCCCACCAGATCGCTTGCGCGGTTTGCTGACAGGTCGAATCCATCCAAGCCCTCCCTAAGTGTAGCCTGGGGTTCATGGCTATCCCCAAAAAGGTTTTGAAGCTACTTCAGCAGCGTGATGACCATTGCTGGCATTGCGGTCTCGAGGAAGACCTTGTGCCACACCATGTTAAGAATCGTGGGATGGGTGGATCTAAACTTTTGGACACTGTTGACAATCTGGCGATGATGTGCGCCAGGTGGAACGGGGACATGGAAAGCAGTGTGACAGCTGCGCGACAGGCTCGAGCGTGGAATCATAAGCAGGCTGTGTGGGAGAGGGAACACTTGCCACTGTTTGATGTGCAGGGTGGCTGGTGGTATCTTCATGCTGATGGTTCTAAGACACGCGCGACTTGGAAAGATGCAGCGTTCTAGGGTGTAGGGTACATAGAGATGGGGCAGGCTCCGCAAGAAACCCACCCCATCAGAAAACCGATGACCAACCCATCGGCTAAGTCCAGACTACCAGGGCTAGCCGGTAGATAGGACTAGCAATGAACGACCACATCAACACTGATCTACGGTTCAGCATCATCCCTGAGTGGGTTATAGATGCGGACATCTCGGACAGGGCAATCAGGATCTATGCAATCCTTGCCAGGTACGCAGACAATGAAACGCTGCAGGCCTTCCCATCTAGAGACACTCTCGGCAAGCGAGCCTTCTGCAATGTCAAAGCTGTGACCAAAGCGATAGAAGAGCTTGTCAATATCGGTGCTGTAATCAAGCAACATCGCAAGCAGGGAGATAGCTACCAGAGCAACCTTTACACGCTGCGAAGGGTAGGGCCAATTTTGACCCCACCTAGGGTCAGTCCTGACAGGGGGGTAGGGTCAGATTTGACCCCACCTAGGGTCTCAGATGACCCACTAACTAGAACCACTGAACTAGAACCACTTAACGATATACAGCATTTAGAACCTGAAAGACAGATCAGACTGCAGCAGGAGTTCAACACTTTCTGGGAGATATACCCAAGGAAGCTTGGCAAGGGTGAAGCTAAAGGCGCTTTTGTCAAAGCTGTTGACAAGTTCGGTGCTGATGTTGTCTTGGAAGGTGCAAAGAAGTTTGCAAGTGATCCTAATCTTCCGTCACCACAGTTCATTCCGAGAGCTGCGACTTGGTTGAATCAAGAGCGCTGGGATGACGAGCCTTACAGTCCTATGGATCCTGCACAGATTCCTGGTGTGACTAAGGGTTTGAGTCGCTCACCTTATGTGGGTGGTCCTAGGGAGTGGGTTAAGGATTTGCATGACATGGGGGAGCATTTTGAGTGCAAGCCTGGAGAGTTTGGGTGCAAGTGATGACCGGTGACTCCCAGCAACCCATTGACAAGCGTTTCACACCGGAGGCGCTCGCTAATGAGGACAGAATGAAGGCAGACCTGGAGCAGGCTTGGGAATGTACGCTGCACCACATGCCCATGTATTACCATGTTGACTTCTATGCTGAGCGCGATCATCAACTGGTGGCCTGGGTTGAGGTGAAGCAGCGCAACTGTCCTTCCACGCAATATCCCACAGTGTTCATGAACGCGGACAGAAAATATAAGCATCTTCTCGCTCATTCTGAGACTGCACCAGCTTTCTTTGTAGTGCGATGGTCTGACGGGGTGACACGCTTCATTGATGTGCGTGATGTGGATCCGGCTTGGCTTGGTGAGGGTGGGGAGAATGATAGGTATGGTCCTGGTCTGCATGAGGTTGAGGCTGTGTTTTTGATTCCGATTGATGAGATGAGGCCGCTGTGAACGGTAATGGTGACAATCTTTGGGCTGATGCTCTTGGCATAGATCTAGAGGAGCTCTCTCATGAGCACCCTAATCATCCTGACCAGCTGAGACTGAAACGGATTATTACTAAGAAGTCTGAGAGCTATTGGGCGAGGGAGCGTTTCCTTGCACGCCTGGAGGATAGCGCTAAGACGGTTATGCCACACACCATTACTCAGCCTGAGAAGATTCGGAAGAAACGCGCTAAAGTGGGGCGCTATGAGTTCACCGAGAGACAGATTCAGATTGCTAGGGCTGTTCTAGATGCCCACAATCCGCTGTGAGCGCTGCGGTTTTGAATGGGAGCTCAGTGGTAGTAGACAGAAAACGATTCTCTGCGGTTCTTGCAGAGCTAAGAAGGTGCAAACAGTTCACACTAAGAGAGGTAAGTGCCTACCCTGGCATGGAAACTTTCTTGCCGATGACATCACACCCTGTGATGATGAGGGGAAGCCTGTGATGCCTGGTGTCAGGCGTTGCGGCCACAATGATTGTACGAATCCAAGCCATATAGAAAGGGAAAGCAATGATCAAGAATGAGGCTCAGGTTGAGTTGACTGGCTGGTTGAACGATGTCAAGGAGTTTGACTGGGGGACCGCGCTAAAGGTGTCCATTGATGTTCGCAAGAAGAACCACCAGGGCGAGTGGGAGACGGTGGACAAGACTACTTATGACATCACAACTGATGGCAGGACCGCTTTGGAGGGTGTGAAGCAGGTTACGGTGAAGGGCCGGATTACTGGGACCAGCACTTTTCAGAAGCGTGACGGTACTCCAGGCGCAGCGATCAAGGTGCGAGCTGACAGTGTGACGGTTGCTTCGGACAAGATTTTGGAGGCAGCGATCATGGAGGTTTGGCCTACCGCAAAGATTGGTCCAGCTGTTGATGAGGGTGCGCCTTTCTAATGGA